ATGCCGTCCAGTCGCCCAGGCGTGCGGATATCTGTCACTAACACGGCTACGTTTTGACCATGTTCTTGCAGAAAGGCATAACCCTCATCGGCGGTAGGAAGCGCCTCAACTCTTGGTTCAACTGACTTCAGTACCTCAGCCATCAAGAACCTTAAGTAGTCTGTATCTTCAACAATAAGGATCTTTTTTTCGGTGGTGTATTTGCCTACTCCATTCATAGTAATCCACCTCGCAGTAAGCTGAATTGGAAAACTTCTTTACTGATGATTGTAGGCAAAAAGCAGAGGTGCCCCGGTTTAAATACCCGAAAATGCTTATATCGCTAGAAGCAGACAGAAGTAGGTGGCATTAACTAGCTATTTGTTGAAAGCTCGAAAAATGGCTTCCTGCACTGCATTGATCGTCCAGGGCTTTGGCAGAAACACGGTTGGTTTAGTCAAGCCAACCATGGTCTGAGCGTCATACCCAGACGTTAAGACGATACCAATATGCGGCCACTCTATTGAAACTCTATTGGCAAGATCAACGCCATTCATTTTTCCTGGCATTCGAATATCGGAAAGCACCAAATCAATATGGGCTGAATGCTTTTGCAAAAGCATATAACCTACATCGGCAGAAGGTAGTGCGATAACGTCCAAGTTAAGCGCTTTCAATACCTCTGCTACAAGCATGCGCAGGCACGCTTCGTCCTCAAGCACGAGTACTGTTTTTTCAGGTCCGCTCTTTTTCTCAGCCATAGGGGCATGAGTCAGAAAAGAGGGCATCGTTCCCATAAACAGACAGATGACTTGAATGAATAAATTTGGTCCAACTTTCCAACGCTTACGTCAAAGAACTGTAGAAGTTATTTAACTTCTCTTGGATGTTAATAAGCGGTACCAAGCTACTCAAAGGAAGTATTCAGCCAGACGACTGGATGGATGCTATGCCCTACCCAAGCATATCAGCTACCCAGTAGGCCGCGTCTGCGAACTTTCAGCGTCGCACCAAGCTAAACAGCGTGATCAGAACAAACGGGATGATGGAGCAATACACTCCGATATCCTTGTATTCGTGTTGGCTGTCCTGCATTGCGATTATGTACCAGAGTGGAAGTGATGCTGCTCCCAATGCCGCACTTCCAAGCCAGAAGGCCTGCTTGGTCTGGCTATGCTTTTCCTGATCCGACATATCAACTTGCATCCCTAATCGTTAGCTACCTAGGCTATTAAAGTCCAATTTGAGCGCCCAGGACATAGTTTCGAATAGGCTACCTGGTGAGTACCGTTGCGGCTGCTCTAGTCCAATTACGTGCGCGCAGAACTCCGAGCAAAACCAGCGCGATGGGCTCTGGATACCAACCGGCAGAATCTGACTGCCCAGGATCCCCACCCAGTCATATCCCGCACCTTGCTCAGTCTGTAGCAACTCCTCGACGACCTCTTCGCGCACCCAGGGCAGCGGCACAAAGTCCCAAGCCTGTGAATCCGGCTCGATCAGCTTGGCCCGTACGCCACCGTCGCGCGGTGAGCTGCTGGCAAAGCGGCCATCTGGCAGAACCAACTCGCAGTGCGAGTAAGGACTACGCGTCCAGACCCGGATCGCTTTGTCGTAGAGATCGCCCGGTGCCTTGTAGAGGGCCAGCTGGATCATGCGGCTACCTCATCTTGAGGCCAGGTGATGGCGGCTACTTCGGCTGCGGTTTTAGCGGCTTCCACCTGCTGCTCGAGCACGATCTTTTGCGCAATGGCAGCGTTGATGGCGTTCTTGCCGTCCACACCGACCTGCTGGATCTGCGCGGCGGTATGCGCCTGGTAGGCCCACTTGCCCTGTGCATCGGCACACCAGAACGGGGTGGTCCATTTTTCATCGACGCCGGGCAGGATCGAGGCCAGTACCGAGGCCTGCAGGTTGGACTGGTCGGTTGGCTTGGCCGGGTAGGTGTACGGCGTGCCCAGCGCATCAGAGGTAAAGCCTGCCGCGATCTGAGCCGCACAGGCGGTTTCCAGTTCGGCCAGCGTTTGCACCTTCACATCAGCCAGACTTAGGCGCGTGGCCGGATCCACGGCTACCGGCGGGGTTTGAGAGAAATCGATGACCTTGCCAGCCGATTGCGCGGCAATCAGCGCATCGCGCAGCTTTGCAGAGATCTCGACGGCATCGGCAGGCAGGCTGGCCCTGGAGGTCAGCTCGCTGTCAAAGAAACCCTTTTCAGTTTTTGAGGCGTAGATGGTCATAGGGCGTCCTTAGAAGCCGATGGCGATGTAGTAGAAAGAAAAGATCTGGTTGTTGGTGCCGTTGATAGCGGAGTAGCGGCCTACGGTTGCTCCGGTCTTGCTCAGGGTTCCATCGATCAGGGTGGCCAGCACGGAGGTGCTACCAGAAAAGACTGGAAAGGCGATCAGGGCCAGCGCGGTTTTAGGAAAGGCCACCGGAAAGGTGATCGGAGCTGAACCTGCGTTGGTGTTGCTGATGGCACCGCCCTGGATAATGAAGCCTGACGGCAAGCGCTGATAACTGGGGGTACTGGCATTCAAGGAGGCGGTAAAGCCACCGCCCATGTTTAGAAAAGCCGCGCCGTTGCTGGCTACGATCTTCCAGACGGTGCCGGTCGAGACCACCACAATCGACTCGTTGTAGTTCATCGAGTACGGGGCGATGTTAGTTGACAGATCGCCCATTACCAGAACGTCCGAACCGCTTACACCCACGGCAAAGCCAGACATGGCTGAGGATGAATGGCTGATGATGTACATCGCGCCGATGGGAACCGTACTCGCGCCCGGCAGCGCAACGTTCACATAACCGGAACCGGCGTTTGAGGTAATAACGCTTCCCGCTGAACTGGCCGTGAGCGTGGTATTGGCGGAGAGAGACAGGAAGCCTGCCATCTGCCCGGAGTTCTGCTTGAAAAATTCGCTGGTGATGAGCTGCTTACTGTTATCGAAGCGGGACGGGGTCTGGCCTCTAATCTGCCCGGTAAAGGTGCCGCCACTGGTAGGCATGTAACCCTGAGTGATATCGGCAAACACCAGCGCGGTGCTGCCCAGGGTAATGGGTGCATCGGTGATGAGCTTCCAGATCGTGTCGGCCTGCGTTGCGCCTTCCTCGACATAGGCGGTCAGGCCCGGCGTCACCTCAGCGTTTTCGTCGGCATCGGCCGCACGAAGCCAGCCGCCGGCACCGGCCACATAAATTCCGTTTTGGTTACCGGTGCTCTGGTTCTTGACCAGGACGCGGTCACCGGCGACCAGGGCTACACCGTCCAAAGTCTGCAGCCCGCTTAGGGTGATGTTGGTGGTCGTGGCAGCGCGGACCGATTGCTTGTTGTCCAGCCGGTTGATCGCCACGGTAATGGCGTCATCGACATAGCCGCGCGTGGCCAGCACAACGCTCGGGTCAATCTTGAGTTCGACGTTTGAGGTGCTGCTGACAATCAGGACCATGCGCAAGACCTGGGTGCGGCCGGAACCTTCAGCTAGCTGCGGCTTGTAGCTGGGCGGGGTGTTGGCCACCGCAATCAGGTTGCCATCGGCATCGATCAGGCCCATCTCGCGGATCCAGCTGCCGCCGGTGGTTTCGGGGATCACCAGCTCGGCGATGACCTGGCTGCTGTTGGCCTTGTCCACGGTCAGGCTGTTTAGCCCTGCGCGATACCATTCGCCCTTGAGCGCGGTCTGGTTACGATCAGGGGTAGGTACGCTACCGCCACCATCGCCTACGGCCATCTTGCTGATCTTGAGGGTGGTGTTTAGCGCTGCGGCGTTGGCCAGCTTGGCCTCGCCGATAGCGGTAAGAATGGCGAAATAGGTCTGACTCATGGGTAGATGCTCAGGGTGTCGATGTCGTGAGAAATGCCGCCGGCTGCGTAGCTGCCGCCGACCACAATGGCTTCGGGTTGATAGGCGTAAACGGTGAGCGTCTCGCCCTGGTAGGTACTGACGCCTATGTAAGGGGTGCCTCGGGTTTCAAGGCTGACGGCAAGGCCGGTCAGGTGCCGGCTCAAGGGCTTGGCGTCATCGATGAGCAGGCCCAAGCCGTCATACATTTCCTCGGTGATGCCGCTGTCCAGCACACCGATATCCAGCTTGAAGGTGCCAGGGGTAGCCTGGGGCGATTCCTGCCACCACTCGCGGACGCGGATCAGGTAGCCCAGCGGCTCGACCACGCGGCGCACAGCACCGATAGTGCCCTTGTGGGAGTGGACGAAATACGCAGCCTTGATGACCTCGCGCTTGGTCTTTTCCGACCAGGCGCTGTCCCAGCGATCCACCGAACGTGCCCAGGCGAGATAGGGAAGCAACTCCAGCGGGCAGCGGTCCGGATCCACCAGGTCGCGCAGAGGGATAGGCACGCGCTTGATCTCGGCCAAGGCTTCAGCGGCGAGCCGCTCGAGCCTTGTTGAGTTGGCCGGCAGCAGGCTCATACCTGGTCACCCAGGGTGACGCTGGTTCCGCTGCAGTAGGCGGCCTGGGCACTGGTAGGGACGATATCGGCCCAGCCGTCCAGCTCGACCTTGGCCACGCCGGCCACATGCAGCGCGGCATCGATTCCGGAGCGGGCCACAATGACGCCCAGGCGTCGGCGACGGTTTACATAGGCTTTGAGATTAGCCTGGGCCGTCTGCAGGATCAGCTCGGATTCGGCCCCGGTGTTTTCCAGGAAGAGTCGCGCCTTGACGCTGTAGCGCAGGATCTCGGCAGACTGGACGGTGACGCGATCCCCCAATGGACGGACATCATCATCGTTCAAGGCTTCGGCCACGGTGGCCAGCAGCTCGGGCGAGGCGGTGCCGTCGCCGCTATACGCCTGGACGGTAACGACCACCACAGCTGGCGAAGGGCTGACCGCCGAAGCATCCGCCACCTGGCCGCTGCTGTTACGAGCATGCAGGATGTAGGCGTTACGCGGGCCGGCCACGCTTAGGCCTTCCCAGGCCATTTGTACGCGCTCACGCAGCGCATCGTCGCCTTCCATGACAGCTGCAACCGGCGGCACGCTGGTGGTATCGGCCGGGGTAATGGTCAGGCGGGTCAGGTTGACGCTGCCGGCGATCTGCTCAAGGTCAGTGCCGGTGGCCTTGGCCGGCATGGTGCCCAGAGCGGCCTCATTAACGCGTTGCCGCAGGAGCAGCTCGCGGTAGGCATTCTCCTGCAGGAGCTTGACCAGCGGCTCGGATTCCAGCTCCAGGCGCGCGGCCATGGTGGCCTGCTGATCGGCCGGGTACAGGGCAATCAGCGCCGCCTTGCGCTCGGCATAAATACTTTCGAAGTCCAGCTGCTCGACAATGGTGGGTTCGGGTAGCTGGGAGAGGTCAATTGGGGTAAAGGTGCTGGCCATATCAGACTCCACCAAAGGCTAGGGGAACGCGCAGGCTGACGGCGGCATCGCTGACGGTGCTGTAGCCCTCCAGATCAACGAAGGCTTGGCCGGGACGGCTGCCCAGCGACAAACCAATGCGGGTCAGGCGCAGGCGTGGTTCCCAGCGCATCAGGGCCATGACGGCCACGGCCTTGGCTTCCAGCGCAGTGGCATCGTTCAGAGGTTTGTCGATCAGCTCGAAGAGGTCACAGCCGTAGCTTCTGCGCATGAGACGTGAACCCACCGGCGTGGTAAGAATGTCGCCTACGGACTGCTGCAGGTGCTCGATGTCGGTCAGGGCGAGACCTGTGCTGCGGTTCATTTGAGCGGCGCTCCGGTCGTGCCGCCGCTGTCACCAGGGTGCTTGTGTTTGACCAGGCTGATGCCAGCCGCGATGACATCGTTCGAGACGGTTACCAGGCCGCTGATATCTACGTCGCCCAGGATCGAGACGCCGCCAGGGGCGGTGAGCCGGACCTTGCCGCCATCAGGCAGCGTGGCCATGAGCGTATGGCTCTGGCTGTCGTACTCGACCACGGCTCCATCGCTATAGGTGCGACGATGCAGGCCGGCGCGGTCAGCATTGGCTGGATACTCTTGACTGAATAGGCCGGTCAAGGCGATGCCCTGGGTGGTTTGTCCGGAGGGGCTGAACAGGAGGACTTGCTCGCCTGCGGTGGGCGGATCCCACTCGGTATCAGCGCCGGCGCGAAAGGCTATCCAAGGCAGCCATCCAGTCAGCAGCTCGCCGCTCCTGACGCGAAGGCGTGGAGGTCGGTTATCTTTGAGACTGCCATGGTCCACCTCGGCAACGGTGCCAAGACGGATCAGGTTCTCGATCAGGCGGGAAAGGGCGGCGTATTCATTCATGCCGCCAAGGATGAAAGCGGCGAGCGAGGCATGCAGCTAGCAGAGGTTGTAGAAAGGCGATTTACAAGACAAGGTGATCGAGCAATGCTCCGCGTATCATCTCCAGGTCATCCTCAGCCAAACCCAACAGCTCCCGGCGGGCATAACGTACATCCGGCGCGCCTCGCTCGGCCCGGTCCTTTAAACCGTACTGGTGTACCCTGGCGATCCGGGCGATCCGGCCGGTAAAGCCGACCGTCATGGCCTGCTCGCTACCTTGTGCCTTCAGGTAGCGGGCCATTTTCAGTTTCGTAAACATCTTGGTTTTGATCCGGCCTTTCTTCTCGCGCAGCTTGCGGGGCTTACGCTTCGCATAGGCCGAGCCGTCCGGATTCTTTTGCGCAGTGATGCGCTGCTGCTGGTTCTTGCGGATCTTGCGCGCCGCCTCCCTGGCCAGCCTAGTGCGCTCCTGCGGCTCGAGCTTGGCCAGCAGGGGATTGAGCCAGGTTTCCAGCGCAGTCAGGTCATCACTCATGGCTGGCTGCTCCGCTTGGGCATCGGCGTTTCCAGGGCCATAGTTTCACTGCCATCCGGTGTCTGCCATTCGGCCAAGAGTTCACCACCGGCATAGACCTGGTAAGTACCAGCCGCCTCGGCTTCGGTGTACTGCGGCTCGCCGGCATGGGTGAGCGAATAGGAGCCGTTATCCTGCTTTTTCACAATGACCCGTTCGGTCAAGGGCAGGGTGATCGACATGTCTACCTTGCTCTTGTCCAGGATGTCCGCTTCGAAGCGGATCCCCTCGGCAGACTTGTCCAGGTTGGCCAGCAGCTCCGACTGGTGAGTGCGTACCCAGGCCAGCAGCGGCAGCATGACCGCGTCTGGGTGGCCGGCAAAGTCAGTCAGGATAATCTGCAGCTCGTAGTTGTACTCGAACGACAGACCGGCCGCCGCTGTGCAGCGCACCTTGCCCTGGTCAATAAAGATCAGCAGCCGGTCCGGGTTGTGCCTGAGCTGCGGCACCGCTGCCTCCAGATGTTCTCGTAGGCTTTCCGGCTTATTCATGGTTGGCCTTCCTGGTAGTCAACGATCATATCGACCTTGGCCGCGCAGACAGCCCAGTCGTGCTCAACTGTCTCGATATCCCCGAGCAGCTCGCCGTTACGGCTGGGGCTGGTCGGAGACAGGGTGCAGCGGGTCACTACCGGACAGCCACTGACGATAAGCGGCGGCGCCGGTGAGGGCGGGACGCTGCCGCAGCTGGCGAGCAGCACCAGGCAACTGCCCAGCAGCCCAGTCTTTAAACGTTTGGTTTTCATCTTCCAGTTCCTTGAGTCGGGTCTTGCGTACATCAATCTCGCGGCGCAGGTCGGCCTGGACGGTTTGCAGCTGCCGCTGGGCGTCTCGCTCGCCCTGCAGCGTATGGGTAAGGGTGTCGATGGTTTGCTGCTGGCTCAGGCTGTCCTGCTTGGCCTGGGTCGCCCGGCTCTCGGCACTGGCCTGGGCGGCCTTGGCCGTCTCCAAGCGTAGGTGCTGGATCCAGAGAAACGCAGCCACAGCAGCGAGCAGGGCCAGGCTATAGCCGAGCTGCTTGAGCGTGCTCATGCGTGTGCCCATCCGAGCCAGGAAGAATCCGCGTGCTCGGTTGAGAGGATCGCCCGGTCGAGCTGCTCCAGCTCGCCCTGGACGACCAGACACTTGATTCCTGGCAGGGCCAGGTGCAAGGCCTCGGCAAATTCATTGGCCGTCTCGAACGGTGTGTCTGCCGAAAACACAAACACATCGCCATCCTGCGACCGCAGTCGACGGATCTGGTTGACGTCGATCATGCGGCCTCCTTGGCCAGATCCTCGGCAGCGTGCCGCTCATAGGCGCGGGCCAGCTTAATGTCGTAGAGGTTTCGCTTGTAGCCCGAGCCGTTGTACAGCTCGGCCACCTTGGCCCATTTACGCGCCTTGAGTGCGTTATGCAGCGTGGTGTCGGCCAGGATGAAACGCACGAACGCCTCGAGCTGCTGGCCCTCGCTTTCACTCATCGCGGCCACAAAGGCCTGGACCGATTCATAACCCAGGCGCTGCCAGTGATAGCCCATGATCTGGAACGCGCCCCAGGAGGCGGATTCCAGCGCAGCGGTCTCATCGATCTGCCGGGCCAGGGCCAGGCGCTGCCACTCGGCCGTGCCGCCGGAATAGCCACCGGCTGTGGTGTTGATCAGGTTCGGGTATTGAGTTTCTAGCCTTGCAACATCATGCCCAGCCGCCTTGAGGCGATCACGGAAGACGTGCCGCTCGAAGAGGATCTTGGCCTTGCCGTTAGGCAGAAAACCCTGGCCCTGGCTTTCCACTTCGTTGATGGCGTAGACGCTGGCCAGCGATACCTCAAGTTGACCTGCTGCCTTGACCAGGTCGCTATGCTGCAGATGCTTGTTGTCATTGATGCCCAAGAGACGCGCCTGGGTCTTGGAACCCGCGATGCCATCGGCGACCAGACCAGCTTTAAGCTGATAGGCCTTAACCGCTGTTTCGGTGGCATCGCCATAGATGCCATCCAGGCGCAGCTGCGCACCCTGTTTGTTCAAGGCGTTCTGCAGGTCGATAACCGGCTGGCCCTTGTCGCCGTGCTTCAAGGTGACGGTCATCTGGCATCCTCCACCTTTTTGCTCAGGTAGCGATCAGCCAGGCGGCGGACGCCTTCTACCCCCAGCAGGCCGATAACACCGCCAAAGAACGGCGCGGCGCTCTGGGCAATGCCAAAGAAGTCCAGGCCGGAGCTGGTGGCCAGGCTAATGGCTCCGCACAGCGGGGCTTCCAGCAGGACCTGGCGAAAGCTTCCGCCACCGTAGAGGACGCGCAGAGCGGCAACCGAGCAGCCTAGAAGGCCTGCATAAATCGTGCTCCACTCCGCTTGCAGCCGGGCGATCAGCCAGGCGTAGATATCAAAATTCTCGGGAGGCATGGTGGGCTTCTCGTTATTCATGGTGATCAATCCCAGAGGTTCACCTGCTGCGCCTCTTGGGCTTCAGCGGCTGTGGTGGAGACGTCTGGCAGGGTGACGGGGTGTCCGATCGGCAAGACAGGCCCTAGCTCGGCGAGGCCCGGATTGGCCTCCAGGACCTGCTCGGTGACGCCGGCGGTTGCGCCGTAATGCCTCCAGCAGAGCCGGTCGAGGGTGTCGTTTTGCTGCGCACGGACGGTGGTGGCCATCAGATAAGCTCCACCGTGCTGCGGCCCAGGCCGAGCAGGTCGCGGATGGCCCAGCGGGCATCGCGGCGGTACTCATCAATGCTGGGGGTGAGTTCGTCAGCGCTCTGGCTTCCTGCCTTGGTGGTGTCATAGCTGCGATAGCGCTCGTAGAGTTCCGAGCAGGCCAGGCACGACACGGCGCGGTTGTAGAGCTGTACCAGGAGGCTCCGACCGTCCAGGGTCTCGGCCGGTACTTCGGCGAGGCTTTTATAACCGAGCAGCGTGTTACGCGCCTTGAACGCGACCAGGTCGCGGTTGGCGGAGATCATTGCGCCGGTAATAGCCACCTGCAGACGGGTATCGGTAACGCTTGAGTCGATCCGCTGGGCCGCACGCAGCTGACCGGCATCGATCTCGGGCCACCAGCCGTCATTGATCACGGTGAGTTCGGAGGCCTGGGCTACTGCTATAAAACCGCTCATGGTGCCGCCTTAGAAAGAGGTCGCCGGTGGTCGGCGCTTCACGAAACAAGGCCAGGCCTGTTCGATCCGCGCCGAGCCGGCGGGGGGCGTGGGACGCCTGTTTAGCCGGGGGTTCCGGCGTGTTTCTTCAGGAGGCGCTCGGCGCGCTCCAGATCCTTTTTGCCGCCGCAGCGGTCATGCAGGCCGATGGCCTTTTGTAGGGATTCGATGGCCGCCTGGAGCTGGCCTGGCTGGCCGGCGCTGTCTTCATCGATGCCATGGAGTTCTGCCTTGCCGATGGCCAGGTACAGCTTGGCCCTGGCCTCATCAGGCATGTCCTGGTCAGCGGTGAGTTCAGCGGTACGCTTGAGCGTGTCCAGGTCAAAGGCGTCGCCGGCCTTTTGTGCATTGAGCGCCGCGGTGGCGACTTCCTCGGCGACCAGACAGCCGGTGGTACGGGCGAAGCGATCCGGCATGACAAGGCCCTTGCCCAACACATACGCCGCAACATCCAGCGCACCGGCGTAGTCGCCGGCGTCGATACGCCAGATCATGACCGTGGTCATTACCTCATCCTGTGCGCCCTGCCCGGCCGACAGCACGCCGGCTACATAGTCCGCGTACTCGGGCAGGAGCTGCCGCTTGAGTTCGGCCTTGCCCTGGGCGGACTGGATCTGCTTGAGACGCAGACGGTCCTGGAGCAACTTGGCCAGCTGCAGCTCATAACGGGTGGCCCCTTCCATGGAGCCATGCGGTGAGGCCTCGGCAGCCTCCCTGGCGGCGCGTTTGCGCAGCTGGGTACGTTGAGCAAGGGTCAGCATGGGTTACACCGCCTCGACGTGTTCAGCCAGCGCGACCAGACCAAAGTCCTCGATCACATAGGCATCGTTCGAGGACTGGTAGTCCGCGATGCGGTCGTACTCGGGTTCATCTTTCAGGTAACGGCGGCGGCCGCCTTCCTGAACGTAGATGGACAGGTTGGCCAGGGTAGTAACCAGGATCGTGCCGGCCGGGAAGAACGGTGCATCAACGACCGGCAGACCGCCCAGACGCGCCTTGGCAACGATCTCATCGGCAGCGTTGGCCTCGACGTTGGACGCACCACCCTTCTCAACCGCAGCCAACAGTTTGTTGTGCATAAGATCGCGGGAGATTAGGACCACCAGATCCGGGCGGCTGCGGTGCCAGGGTTCAAGCATCTGGACCAGGTCATAGACCAGACCGTCCAACGTCCCGAAGTCGCCAACAAAGCTACCGTCTGCATTTTTTGAAGGGTTGATCGTGATCTTGCCTTCGGTCTTTCCGCTGTCGAGCACGCGATCCGCCGCACCTTCACGGATCTTCTGCAGCCAACCCTTGTTGACGTCCTGCAGGAGCGGGTTCTTGACGATATCAGTCGCCGCTTCAGCGCTCGTGCCGTTAAAGCCAATCATGATGCGGTCAAGGGCCTGACGCTCGGTGATGGCTTTGGACAGGCGAACCTGGAAGTCTGGAAATCGCGCCCAGGCATCAATCAGCTGGTAGGGGAACGCGCTGTCGAAGTTGGTCTGCTTGCAGCTGTAGCTGTCCTTGGCCAGCAAACTACGGTCCAGCGGATTGCGGCGGTTGCCGCCCTTGGTGTTGGTGCGGCTGGCAATCGGACCGTTCACGCCCAGCAGAATGGACTCGCCCTCCTGCTCGGTGACGGTAATGACGTTGACCTTTTGCAGCAGTGCGTTGGACTCCTGGATAGCAGTCTCCAGCTTTTGCTGAACCGTAGGCGTGACGTTGAATTTCTGCTCAGCTGACTCGACGCCGTTGACCTTGGCGACCTGAGTCTTGAAGCCGTTAAAGGCAATACGTGTTTCTTTGCGCATGGGGTTCTCCCGGAAATGCGGCGGGTTTTAGTAGTCGGTAAGAATCTGGCCGGTACTGCCTGTGGCTTGGGGGCGCTGCTGTTGGCTGTGGTCGGCGGTCTTGCCCAGGGTGTCGGTCAGCTCGTTGAGTCGAGCCTCTAGGGCATCCAGGCTTGTGCTAAAGCCGGTTTGTGCGGTTTGCACCTTGCCGAGGTCTTCGCCCTGGTCGCGCACATGGCCGGCCAGCTCGACCACGGCTTCGCCAAACTGGGCGAGCGCCTGGTTGTCCTCGACCTGCTTGCTTTTGAACATGTCCTGGATGCGTGAGAACAAGGCCGAACCGATGGAAGCCTTCTCCTGCACTTCTTCCAGCTCGATGCGGGTTTCTTCGCAGGCGGTAAACAGGTTGTCAGGGGATTGCTTGCGGGCTTTCAGGGGACTGGCTTCGGGGTTTTGCGCAGCAAAGGAAAGCATCTCGGTGCCGATGCTGGCCGGACTGTCGGTGACGGCCAGACCCACCAGGTACGCCTGGCCGCTGGATCCAAACTTCTCGTTCACCTCAATGGAGGTGTACACCTTTTGCTTTAAGTTATTGACGATGTTCACCAGGTCGTCGGTGGGCTCGATCTGGGCAAACAAGGCCAGCTTTTTCTCGCCGTTGATCTCGACTTCGCCCGTCGACAGGGCCAAAACATCGCCATAGGCGCGGAAAGGGGAATCAGCCAGGGTGCTGCGGAAGTGCTCCATCCAGATACGTGCGCCGTAGACCTTGGGGTCGTAATTGGCAGCCATCTGCTCAATCCAGCTGCGCTCGATAGTGCGGCCGTCCGTGGTTGCGCCTTCAACGGCGACACGGAACTGCTTGGAACGGAATTTCTTTTTAGTGCTCATGCCGTGAGGTCCTCAATGCGGGGGATCGCGGGGTGCGGTGGCAGTGAGGGCATGGTCGTTTTGTGAGGGAGGCGCAGCAACGAGCCGGGGTTGTAGATCGGCCGTTTACAAGATGCGGTGCTAAGCAGATGAGGGATGAGGCGGCAGACTGACGGCCATCAAACACAGCCAGTCCCGCCATGA